TTTTTATTGCCCGATGGCCCTGGGGCCTGACTGGCACATCTCACTGCCCGCCAGCACGGCGCGTTTCATGCGCAGCTTGGCGGCCCTTTCTTTCTTCTCTCTCTCGATATCCCCGATGGGTCTGGTCACTGGCGCCGGGTGCCACACCTTGGTGTCACAGCCGCCGCGAAACTCCCCCTGGTACTCCAGTGCGATCACCGCCAATCTGACTGCCTCGCGTTGTGCGTGGGGCAGGGCTGACAAGGTGGCGGTCATCAGCTCGCCTCTTGGCTGGCGTGAGATGGCACAGATGGCCGCTTTCTTGGCCTGACTCAGGGCCAGCCAGTCGGTGTCCAGACTGGAGCGCGTTTTGCCGAACAACTCCCGCAGGATCTGACAGCCGGCGGTGTTCATGGCCACCTGCTCATCGGGGGTCAGCCCCGCCAGGTTGCGCTGTTCATGGTCGATGCGTTGCGTTTGCATGGGGTTCTCCTTCCTGTAGGGGGCCTAGACCCCTTCCTGTTCTGCGGTTGTTTCGGTGGCCCCGGCCTGTGCCTGCTTGAGTTCCTCAATGGCGCGAAACGGGCGCGGCTTGGTGGGCAGGGGCGGGGTGGCGGTGCTGGTAGGCTCCTCTTGTGGGCTGCGGCTCCCCTTGAGCCGTGGCACCAGAACGGCGGGGTTGGGCAGGGCGCTGGGCACGTAGTAACCGGTCACCGTGGACATCACCTGGAAGACGTACCCACAGAAATCGTTGCTGCAGCGATAGCGCGCCTGCACGGTGAGATCGCTCATGCGCTGTGAGGTTCTGACGGTGCTGTAAGACCCACAGTGAGGGCAGGGGAAAAACTTGGACATGGGGTCTCCTATGCGCCCATCGCCACGCGGGCCATGTCGGCGGCGCAGGCAAGGCTCGGTACGGCGTGGAATTTGTCTTCCACCTCGGTGGCAATCAGCACCAGGTGCTCGATGCCCGCCCAGATTCCGCTGATGACCGCATTGCGATGGGCCTTGGTAACGCGAGGGCCGCTCAGCAGGGTGGTGGCTTGCGCGGTGACCCCCAGGATCTGGGCCCCTGCATTGAGCGCCTGCTGGGCGCGGGCCTCGGGGGTTGGCGCGGCGGCGGCGGGCAGCTTGGTGGCGGTCAGACCGCAGTCGAACAGCAGACCGTCGAACAGGGTGTCGTCCCCGGTGGCGCGATAAAGGGCGATGAGGTCGAGGGCGGTGAGCTTGTGCTTTTCACTGGCCGGATTGAATTTGTTGTGCAGCACACGGCTCGGCATGCCGAGCTCGCGTTCCAGCTCGCTGATGTTGTGCATACCCTTGAAGGTGTCGCAGGCCGCCGCAAAGTGGTTGTGTGAAAAACAGGACTGGTTTGACACTCTGATTTCCCTCCAAAGGACGATATGGTTAACCCGCGTGTTTGAACTGGGGGGCCAACATCGACCGCGCTATCTGCTCGGCGATAAACACATGCACCAAGACCATCGTCAGCTCGTTTGGCAGCGTTTTTTCCATGATCTTGAGCCGCCCTCTCTTGACCCAGCCACGGGCGGTATCGACGGAGATACAGTTCCACTCGGCAAACTTGGCGATGGGCATCAACGGCGGGATGTCTGCCGAGATCACCAGATTGATCGCGCTGACGGCGGGGGCCTGGGTCGGCCTGGCCGCTGGGTTGATATGACGAGGTGGCATGGTGGTTACGCCTTCCCAGATTGTGCGTTGGCGGGGTCATCCTTGGCGGCGGCCGTCGCCCGCTGGACGCTGGGGATCTCCTCCAGCGGGGTGCCCGGCGCGACGCGCTGAGATGGGCGCCGTTGGCCAGACGTGGGGGCGGGGTCGGCTTTCAGCGCGCCGCCGGTCACCACCTCGATCTGGTAGGCGCGGCCCTGGGGGATGGTGTCGCCCCATTGGGAAACGGCTGACTCTGTAATTTTCAGCATCTTCGCCAGTTCAGCCGCTGAGCCGTAGTAATTGATTGCGTCCGATTTCTTCATGGTTGCCTCGTGTTTCGTTAACTGAACAAGTCCAATTAACTGAACTTTGAGGCAGGTTAAGCTAACTGGACTTTTAAGTCCAGCACTCTGATCCTTAAAAGGTTTAGATTTCTGAACAATGAAGAGCGAACGAATCAAAGAACTCCGTAAAGAACATGGCCTTACCCAGCAAAAGCTGGGTGAACTTGTTGGTGTAAAGAAGTCCTCCATTTCCCAGTGGGAAAGCGGAGAGCATGCCCCGAGTGGCGATAACCTTGTTGCTTTAGCTCGCGTATTTGGCGTGTCGCCTCACTGGCTTTCCACTGGGAAAGGCTCGCCCGAGATACCGAACGTCGAACCGGCGGTGATCCCGCAGGGGGCGAGGGTGCCGATCCTCAGCTATGTGCAGGCTGGCAACTGGCGGGAGATATGCGAACAGGCCACGGGTTTTGATGGCAACGTCGAGTATGTGACGGCCAGTGTGGACATCGGCCCCCGTGGCTTTGGCCTCTGGCTGCGTGGCAACTCGATGACCCCGCAATTCAATGAGGGGGACCTGGTGATCGTGGACCCTGACGAACAGCCACGCCCGGGGGATTTCGTGGTCGCCAAGAACGGCAGCGAAGAGGCCACCTTCAAGAAGTACCGGCCCCGTGGCATTGATGAGAGTGGGCAAGAGGTCTTTGAACTGGTCCCCCTCAACGACGATTACCCGCCCATGCACTCCGACCGGCAGCACATCGAGATCATCGGCGTGATGGTAGAACATCGGATTTTTAGAAAACGATAGGGCGCTGGTGCGCCCTTGTTTTTTCCTGGCCAATGGAATGGATAGCGACATGCGCAAACCTATAAAAATCATCATCGCGATGGCCTGCACCTTAGCGATGTTCAGTGCCTCTCCCACCTTCGCCAAAGGGCGGAAACCCTGCTCGGGTAACAAGGGCGGGATCTCTCACTGTGATGGAGAGCGGTTTGTCTGTAACGATGGCTCATACAGCGCCAGCAAGAAGATATGCAGCGCAAGCGGGTCGAGCGCCTCGGGGATAAGCAACTCTTCTGGTTCTCGCAAATATTCCTCCACGACTCGAAAGCGCAGCGACACCAGCACCCGCAGGCGCAAGGGATAACCCACAGCATTCTGCGACAGACTGCGCATCGACGATGGTCGAACTTGCCGCATTGTCAAACGAGGCGGCTGATTGGCTGTACTTCTCACTCAGGAGCAAACCGATGAAAAGTGTACCGAAGACCGGGTTGTATCTTTCTACCAAGAACGTCGAAGGCATGAGGTTGGTGGTTGAGGATGTCTTTGCTGAAGACGGTGATGACTTCTATCTCGTCAATGTGATTGATGAAGCCAGCAAGGATGACTTCTCCGCAGTGGGCGATGAAATGGATGGCGAGCAATGGGAAGCGCTTGTCGCTGAATATGGCTTAGTGCATCAGGCATAGCTGTGCGATGGGTGAACACCGGAACATCAGGAAACGATTAAAGAACAGGGCGCAGTATCGCCCTGTTTTGCTTGGACAGTTTTGTGTGTTCGGTTTGTGCTGTTCTTGAGAGGTATGGAGGGAAGAAACCACGTTATTCAACCAGAGGTTGTTGTGGGTCCGCACCCAAGCTGAGGCTATCCAGATTCCACTTCTTGAGTTGCCTTACTCTCTGGAAAGAGGCTACCGACTCCGATGCTTCCTCGCATGAGCATAATTCGATGCTATGCCACTGATGGCCGACCTTAAATCTGGCTTCAAATGCAGCCTTGATCTTATCCCTGACATCTATTGCAGCAGCTTCTGCCATAACAAAATCAGGATCGGCACGATGTAAAATCATGATGTCGAGGGTGTAAGGGTCATCTGCACCATTATGTTCGATGTATTCACCTGAGTCCACGTCGAATAAGACCCCCAAAATTAGCTCGCCATGGGGCTTTGCTATCTTGGAGATCTTTTTGTCTAACCCAGCGCCTTTTAAACGTGCTTCAAACTCATCCGGAAATGCAGAACGGCGGTAGCGACTGGCCAGCCAAGTCTGGAGTATTGTCATGTTTTCCGATGTGAGATGAATCCCTTGGCGTGGTGCAAACTTGTTCAGGGTTAACTTATCGACAACTGTCTTGGCTGTTGCCAAAAATTCCCCCCAAACGAGCCCCCCTTCCTGCTCGAAGCTGATATAGAGCTTTCTCGCATTCTTTGCGTTGGTGTTGTTTCCCTTTTCAACATCATCACCAATGACTCGACCAATCACGATTTCAATCATCGGCTCAGCGTTTGGATCCTGCGCTATATCGCAATCTTGACTGATGACCACGACCAGAGTGCGATCAGACCCGTCAGAATGAACAAGCCCCAATTCTTGAGCAACAGCACTTTCCAACAGATGCCCCTGGCGCCATGGGCTGTTACGCAACCACTCTGTCATGCATTGTCCTCAGACAGATCATTCGCCTCTGGAAGGTCGAAATCGGCAGTTGCAGGAGTGTTCTTCCGATGGGCGAATTGTGCTGTAATTCGTTCCCTTTGAGCCGCCTCTCTCTGGTGAATATGCACCATCAAGTGAGCCGCATCACTGACGGATTCACCTGCTTGAACCACCTGCATCAGAGTCTTGCCATGGAAAAACTTTCGCTTCAACAGGGCTGCATTGATCGTGACACCAGCTTGCTCCAGCTCTTCTGCTGCGAGTGCCAGATCTCGTAACTTGCGGATGGCATTCTCTTGTGTGACCGCATCACCATTGAGCCAGTTGTAAACTGTTTGCCGAGACACACTGAGGGCCGTGGCAAGGTCGGATACAGCAGGCTTCAATATAGTTCTGACGAGTACAAGATCATCACTCGGCGAACGTGCTACATCCGTATTAACCTTCTTTTTTTCTGACGCGTAAGCCCTGAGCGAGTTGTGTTGGGGGAATTGGTGGTGAACAACATCCGCACCTGTCCCGTATGCATGGCTTCCGTCCGCAGCAGAAATTATCGCTAGGCCTAGCAAAACGCCAGTTGCTAACGGCATTTGTCCCCAGCCCCTATGACTATTTGAATAGCCCAAAGCGAGAGTCATGTAGTGCTCCTTATTTCCATACGTCTATGGCGAAATCACTAACCGTGGCGCGGAATGCTTTGTAAATCTCTGAATGTAGGTCGGTCAATCTAGTTGCAATATTGGCAATACTGAATTGTTCCCTCTGAACGATAAAGCAGTCTGTATCTACGATGGCGTGCAGTCCAGATCTCGCTGTAAACCGAGGGGCTAGTTTTGGGGCAAAGGCAGTTAGTTCCATAGGCAAACCCACTACCCCATCAAGGATGATTGCGCGTGCGATAAGTTGGCCGGCTGGAGTGTTTAGACCTGTCTCACTAAAAGATTGCATCAAAGTGCCTTCTTCACGCATTGAAAGGCCCAACACCTCCGGGACGAGGTATTCCTTTAAGCTTTCGCCATCCCTAGGTAAGACGGCATCCAGATAACGAAGGCCAATCCGCTCCACAAAACTGAGCTGCAAAAAGTTATGCAAAATGCCCAACCCTTGCAAAAAACGCGCAGAAAATGTTTCGAATGTGTCGTATTCGGTGCTTTGCAGAATCAGTCCATTGTTATCAACGATAAAATGTGTTTTGGCTTCAATATCGCCGAACATGTAGCGTGACTGCTGGGTAACAGGCGGGCTGACCATCTGGCCGTTTACAATGCCACCGAAGGGCAAGGCCACCTGCTGTTGGATTTCAGTTCTAAAATCAGGGAAGCCTGCCATACGCATCTCTGCCTGAATGCCAGGGATGTAGGCGTCCAGATTTAAGATCGGATTGAATTGCACTTGGGCAAGCGTGTAGTAGACCGGTGCGTTGCGTAGTTTGATACCCATGATAGAGACCAGCGACGTTGTTTAAATGATAGTATCTTAACTTTACACTTTGGTTGACACATTATCCACAGCATTTGACTTTTTGACCGGTACCTCTCCCCCCCTTACTTTTGCTGTATAAAAGACCAGTGTCAGTTGTATTGTCGGTAGTTCAGCCGGTATCTCAGTCAGTTCCTTTGCTAACTCATGAGTCTGATTTTTTTTAGAGTTTTACAAGCAACACGTTGGTAGGTTTATCACTTAATGACAGTCCGCAAACTCGATGATGGCAAGCCCAAGCCCTGGCTTGCCGAGGTCTATCCCCAAGGCCGTGATGGCCCCCGCAAACGCAAGCGCTTTGCCACCAAGGGCGAAGCCTTGGCGTGGGAGAAACACATGCTGGTCCAGCCCTGGCAGCAACCAGAGGCGGTGAATGGGGATGAACGGCGGCTGAGCGACCTGGTGGTGCTCTGGTATGGCCGCCACGGCCAGACCCTGACCGATGGCGATCGGCGCCGCGACAAGTTGATCTGGCTGGCGGAGGCGCTGGGCAACCCCCTGGCCACCGAGTTCACCGCTCAGCAGTTTGCGGCCTACCGTGAGCGGCGACTGGCCGGCGAGCTTTATGTGCCCGGTCAGCGCAAACAGGTTTCCCCGACCACCATTAACCGCGAACTGCTCTACCTGCAGGCGGTGTTCAATGAGCTCGGGCGCCTGGGGGAGTGGGCCTACGGCAACCCGCTGGAGGTGCTGCGCCAGTACAAGGTGCAGGAATCCGAGCTGGCGTTCCTCAATCAGGATGAAATCGAGCAGCTGCTGGCAGCGTGCGCGGGGCTGAACGACTTGTGGCTGATCGTGATGCTGTGCCTCTCGACCGGAGCGCGTTGGTCCGAGATTGAAAAACTGACCCGTTCACAGGTCGGCATCGGCCGGCTGACCTTCACCCGCACCAAGGGCAAGAAGAACCGCACAGTGCCGGTGGCCGGTTGGCTGTTGGCCTTGCTGCCCAAGCGCACCGGCCGCCTGTTCGGTGACTGCTACGCCGAGTTCGAGAAGACGCTGCGCCGTGCGGAGATCACCCTGCCATCCGGCCAGCGAACCCATGTGCTGCGCCACACCTTCGCCAGCCACTTCATGATGGGCGGTGGCAACATCCTGGTGCTGCAGCGCATCCTCGGCCACACCGACATCAAGATGACCATGCGCTATGCCCACTTCGCTCCGGACCACCTCGAAGATGCGGTCAAACTTAACCCGATCACCGCGATGAAAAATGGCGGCAAAGTGGCGGCAGCGCTCACCAGCGACACCCAATAACCCCCATCCATCCCCAAGCAAACCC